TGTCGAATGGTGCTGCTCACTTTGCTGGACATCCCGCCCTTGGCTTTCTTCTTTATATGGGTTAAACGGCAATCCGTTTCTTGCGTAATCCTTGCACATTTCCTTTGTAATTTCTTTCAATGCCGTCCCTTGATGCGAATAGCATGTGCATCCGGTTCTTCCGCCTTCTACACAGCCTGCTATATATTCAAAGGTTCTTACCTGCCTTACACCGTTATAAATCGGCTTGCTTTCGGGTTTTTCGGACAATGTCGGAACAAACATATCTGCGGTAAGGTTACCGTTGTTTACCGGCTCGCCTTCTGTTTTATCCTGAAATACTGCCTGATGTTCTGTTGCCGCCGATTCTTGTGCTGCGGGTTCTTCCTGTTTTTTTCCATAACTACTTAACATTTTATAGGACAGGCCGACAAAAACGGGAATCAGCAATATTATTACTGGCAGAGTATAAAACCATTTTGACCGCTTGACCTTATTTACGGTATGAACTTCCGCTGATTCGTACAAGTCATAAACTTTTTTATCCAGTGTATAGATACTGGAGAATGCGCTTGATGCCATTTTTACGGGATCGTCCGCGCATATTTTCCATTCTAAAAGCGTACGCATACCCATCTTGTTTGAAGCGATGTGGTAATGTTTCCGTACAAGCGTTCTAAGATTTTGATCTAGAAGCTTAGAGCCTTGAGTCAAAACAAATATATCAATGCCCTGATGTCTGTGCGTATTCAGCCATTGGACATTTTCAGGGATTTTTGAACCTGCCGAGCGTGCCGGCCATACGTCTTGAGCTTCATCTACAATGACAATAGACCCGATATTTTCGGGCTTCTTTATCCATTCGTACATATCATGCGCCGAAAGCTGCTCATCTGTCGATTTCGGCAGCTTTTTCGCGTCCGTTTCTATGTAGGTGTGCGGTATCTTCAAGCCTTTGATGTTCGTAAATACTTTACGGCGTATGCCGTTTTCATCCGGCTTAAACATTTCATCGTTTGCCATCATGGAAACCATTTTTAATGTTTTCCCTGAACCGGGCGTGCCGGTTATCAAACAGATCTCTGCCATTTATTTTTTCTTCCCGATTGAGGTTGCTAGTTTTGTCATTTGTTTGAATGACAGAATAAAGGCGATCGCGCCGAAAAGAATGTTTAGAACAGTACCACCGCCGCTTATATAGAAAAGCTGTAACATTGCTTGAGGTGCGCCCGTTATGCTATGGGTTATCGCCTGTTGAAAATGGGCTACCAATCTATCCACCCCCGAATAGGTCACGGCCATCAATCCCAATGCAGTCAATATACGGCCTACGACGCTCATCAAGAGCGGAATCAATGCGGCCAACAATTTCATTTGCTATCCCTTTCTTAAAAGGCACGGTTGCCTCATTAAAAAAAATGTTTCTTAATCTGAAAGATTTTGCGGGGACTAGCCCCCACACCCCCAGTCTCACTTGCGACGCTGCGGGGGCAGGGGGACGGCGCAAAAAGCGCGCGCCTTACCACCTGCCCTTGCAGCAGAGTGTGTTCTTTTGGCGGGGCGGCAAGGGTATCCAAAAAGATTTATAAAGACGATAAAGCCGTCTTTACAAATCTTTCTGGACGTCCTCCCCCTGCCTTGGCACAAGTTACTGAAGCCCGGCGGTGCTGCGCCTGCTAGACTTCACGGGATACTGTGCGGATACAAAAAAAAGGCGGCAACCGCCCAAGCAAGGGCGAGAAGCATGTACCTTAGCCGTTCGGCTATGGTACATGCGTTCTCAAAGCTGAACGCGAACTGCTTGCTTGAATCAAGCACGGTTATAGTGAACGTAACGGGGGCGGGACACTGTGCGGAATCTTGAAAGATTCCGGATTTCTTAAACTCTACATTGACGGTTTCAGACGGCAGATTTAAATCTTCTGCCGGATTGGGCTCGGGCAGCCTGTCGCAAGCTAGAATGTCGGGGAAGAATTTGCACAAAAGCCCGCCATCTTTGCCGTCCCTGCCGTTTGGGCGGTCCGGAACGGCCGGGGAATCGGGGCTTGTTCCGGGCTGTCCGTCCGTATCGGGATTTGCATCGGGATTCAAATCGGGGTCGGGTTCGGGATTGGGACGCGTGCCGGGGTTCTCATTGGGGGCCGGGTTGTTTGCGGGGTTTTCAGCGGGCGATACTTCGGGCAGCGGCTGTGCGTTCGGCGCTTCCGCGCTTCCGGGGGTTAAGTCGGGACGCGGAATTACTTGAACATCCACTGTGGTGTTGCCTTGCGAATCCCTGCCGAATGTTGCGACAACCTGAACGGGATTCCCGTTCCTGTCCGTGACGGGTCCCATATTCACTTTTGTTCCGGGTGCGACTTCTACTTTTTCGGAATAACCGGGATATCCGGTTGCCTTTATGTATTTGTCGGGATTGGCATCGACTTTCAACGATAAAATCTCTTCCAGCTTTTTGGCATCCATTTCTTCTTTGTATTTTGAATTTCCTTGAAGTGAGAAACTGATAAAAGTTCTACCATCATCACCTTTAGCAACTAAACAATCTCCGCCGTTCAATCCGAAATAACAACGTTTAAAATTGTAGTTTTTAAAATAATACATATCAGGACGATTCCTTAACTTTTCCCAATACGGACGGGCAAGCCTTTCCATTTGGCTTTCCATCAATTCTTTGACTTCGGGGAATCTGCTGTAATCGGACATAAGGCGCATAATGGAACTGTCAACGCCGTAGCAGCCATAGGTTCTATTAATACGTCTTTCGTCTTCGTACCAAAGGCAATTACTATATTCGTAGCCTTTTACAAATTTGTCGGTTTCGGTGTCGTATTGGTAGCCTCGTGCCTGTATGTCTTCTTTGAAAGTTTCGTATACGTCGTGGGCTAAAAGGGCTGTCCCTACATAAGGGACTGCCCTTGTGCTGAATTTCGCGCCTTGGCGGACAAGTTTGCCGACTCCTGACAAGACGGCGGCGCGGGATACGCTGGCGGTTATCTTTGCGTTGATTCGGGCTTTTGCGCCCGTGGGGATATGTTCGACATTTGCCGCTTCTGTGAATTTAGAAAATTCATTATTGATTTTTCTATATCCTGTAGATTCAAAAAACTTTGATTTAGATGGCCTAAATTTTATTATTCGATCATCTATTCTTGCTGGTTCTGCAAAACTAAGAGAACAACACATTAAAATCGGTGTTGCTATCAGAAAATTCCGAGTAAATAAATTCATGCGAAATTTTTCCATTTTCTTCTGACTTCCTAATAAAAATATTAGACTCATCAGAAAAATAAATTTTCCAAATATTATGCGTTACCCTCTTATTTAAAAAATAAGAGAAACATTCTATTACGTCGTATTCTTTTACATTTCTTACAAACTCTTCAAATTCCTTAGACGCAATTAATGCCATCGACTGCCCAAAATACTTGCTGGACGGCTGATATTTATAAAGTGCCAACTGCGCCTGCGTGATAAACGGCTTGTTCATGTTTCTGTCTTTCAAAGGTTGTTTTGAAAGCCTGATTTTAAAACACGTCATATAAATATCAAAGCGACAGACAAAGCCAGGAAAAATCCGAGCAAAAACCAAAAATCGACAAACATCATCACGCCCCTACTTTGCCTATGTCTTTTAAGAAATTAATCAGCAGCCTGAAGCCGTAAATAACGACAAACAGAATTAAAACCATAGACCCGAGATAAGCTCCGGATTTAACTTGTTCGTAATTCGAACATTTCGGATAAGACAGCGTGACCGGCTTTCCGTTCAAAATCCATTTATCGCCCACCCTTTCCGGCCTGATGATTTTTCCGTCCTGGGTAACAGTAGGAGGAAGGGACGACAATAAATAGTCGTCTGCCTGCAATCTTGTATCAAAACAATTTATGCCGACACGATAGCCCATTTATACGCCCCTTTTTCTTCACTCTGTTTATCTGACAGATTTAATCATGCTCCAAGCCATTTTGAAGCCTTGGATTGCAAGAATCACGGTAATGGCCGCCATACCCACGGCGGAAACCATTGACACGAAACCCATGATTACATTCGCTACTTGCGTACCAATCGCGGATGCATCAAAGGTATCTGCCATAACAATGGCCGGTGTGAAGATACCGGCTGCCAAGGCTGCTTTTACAGCGTATTTTTTTAACGATGTTCATCGTTTTTTTCCTTTTTTGATATTTAAAGTAATACGGCTTCTTAGGTTTAAATCCGGGCGAAGCCTGCTCCCGAATTTTGTTTTTAATTTATGAAATAGAGAATTGAGAAAATGAAAAGAATGAGGCAAACAAAAAAATCCGATAATTAAAGTTGCTTTATTCATTTTTAATCCTTTTTGCGGGCTTTGTGAAAGGTTGACAGACCGCCCGCCGAGCCTGTTTTTCTTTTATTCCGATTTTACGAAGAACTGAAATATCTGGAATCCTCCGCCTATTTCATTTATGCCTGAATTCAACGCATCTTCGTAGCTTTCAAATTGACCTGCTGATTTAATATTTTGAGTAAACCCCACATCACCGAAAGGATCGGGATAAATAAAGTCATGCGTTTCCAAGTCTTGAACTATGAAACGTTCTTCAAATTTCATAAATCAACCTTTCGGCTTTTCTGCCACCTGAAAATCAATTAATGAAGGAACCATGCCCTTACCTGTCGAAGTCATTTCAACCGTTACCATAACTTCGCACGGGTATTTGAGATTCTCTAATTTTGAGAAATTCTTACTGTCCCCGAACTTCATTTGTGCTGCCGTGAATCCAACAGCATTTCCCGACTGTGCCGGCAAAGGTGTTGCAACCAATACGGAACAAGTGTCGATATTAGAGCCATCAATTTCGCCTTTGAATTTTTTAGCTCCTAAAAAAGTTGCGGGATAAGTTACAGTTTGAGTTTGATTAAACAT